CGAAGGAGTTATGGGTATGTTTGGAGTTGCTCCAACAAAAGACCCTGAATATGGAGTGGCTTGGTTATTATCAAGTGAAAACTTATTTAAACATACAAAACAATTTATAAAAGAATGTCCTTACTGGGTTTCACAAATGAGTGAAGGATATACTTATATATATAACTGGGTGGATAGACGAAATTGGAAGTCATTAAAGTGGCTTCAATATTTAGGCTTTGAAGCTAAAGAAGAAATGAAAAATTATGGGGTAGGAAAACTACCCTTCTTATTAATGATAAAGGAGACAAATAAAAAATAATGTGCGGAGTAGCAGAAGCCCAATTAGCATTGGCAGTGGTTGGAACTGTCGCTAGTTTTCAAAATAAAAGTGCTGTCCACCAAAGAAATACAGCCGCTAATGAAGTTAGTATGCAAAATGCTGACCAAGCATATTTGAATGATTTATCTAAAATTGATAATGAATCCTCTCGTGCAGTACAAGCAAAGGCTCTAGCTCAATTAACAGCAAGACAAGAATTAACTAAAAATCAAGCATATGCTCTTAACTCAGGTTTTGGAAACTCACTTAGAGTAATGCAAGATATGAGTGGAGAACACGATTTAGGTTTCTCTCAAATAGCTTTTGATTTTGAAGCAGATATGTTATCTTTACAAGGTTCAGAAAATGATGCTTACGCATCTATGCACCGAAACTATGCTAACATACAACAATCTGATGCACCTAGTCAGTTAGGTTCAGTTCTTGAAATAGCTTCAGCAGGATTAAACTATGGTTCAAACCCTGACAGGAAATATTTTAATAAATAATTATGGCAACAAAATATAAATCACAAGTAACAAACAAGTGGATAGGTTCAAGTTATAAAGGAACTGTTAGACACATAGACGCTAGAAAAACAGAAATGGGTCAAATTGTTTCTGCTTTAAGAAATGACCTTACTCCTGCTATGAATAATTGGGGAGAAAAACATATTGAAAAGAAACAAACTGAAGCAGGAGCTAAGATGGACGAGCTTTATGCTAAAGGTTGGAAAACAAAAGATATTCAAAAAGCTATTTTAAATGATGCAATTCCTGAATTAAGTAATCACTATGCTAAATCAGTAGTAGATACACACTCAGGAAGATTTGAAGCGGCTGAAACTATACGTCAAATTGAAGCAAATCTTGATGCTTATGATTATAAAGATGGAACAAAAACTATAGAAGAATTTTGGAAACAATATTTACCTAATTTTAATGAAGCTAGTACACAATTTACAGTAGGATTTTCTGCTGTATTTAATGAATTTGCGGCTAATGCTAAAATTGCAGATGCTCAGAAGAGAGCTGAACACGCACATACAGTAAAAGTTGATAAAGCTATTGGTTTTATGGACACTACTACTACTGTAGAAGATATTAAAAATGGAAATTATTTTAAAAAGTTAATGACACTTAATACAGAAATGCCTATAGATGGTACAGGTAAAGCATACTTCTTTGATACTAATGAATTAAATGAAGAGATTGCTTTAGGTCACGCTAGGTGGTTGATTGATACTGCTACAAGTGAAGACCAATTAGATAAAGCTATTATTCTTTTAAGTCAAGACAGAGGTAAGGGTAAAGGTAAAAATGAATTAGGTTCATTAGCAAATACTTATTCTAAAGAATCTCGTGAACTTATTTTAAAATTAAATAATAAAAGATTAAGAATACAAAATGACGATAGACAAAAGAAAGATGATTTAGAAAAAGAAGATGTTTCGGGTTTATTAACTACACTTATGACTGATGTAGATGAAGTTATTGCAGGAGAAACAAAAACAAGAAAAAGAACTCATACTGAAAATTTAGAAATATTAGAAAAATTAGCCGCATATGGTAATCCTTCTTATATTAATGCTTATGAAAAACTAATAGATGTTAATGCTTGGAAAGAAGCTGACCCTGCTGTCTTTAACGCACTTATTTCATCTATTCGTGATGGAGATTTTGAAGATTTAGGGGACGTTTTAGATGCTATGGTAGAATTAAGTATTAATCCTGATGACTGGAAAGCAGGTCTTGTGTACTTTAAAGAATTTGATGATGATAGAAAAAAAGGAAATAAACCTATTTATCAAATGAATGAAACTTATATAGATGGACTTAGAGTAAATCTTACTGCTGTTAAAGGTAACTTTATGAAAAAAGGTGCTAATGATATGTGGGAAGAAGACCCTAACTCAGGCGTTGCTTTAGGTAATGCTCAATATTATATGGAAAAACAAATTGTAGATTTTGAAAAAAGATTTAAAGACAAAGAAGGTAGAGAACCTACTTTTCAAGAACGTAAAGATTTTCTGAATAACCTTCAAGCTGTAGCTGTTGAACATTTCAATAAAGATAATCTGAGTCCTGCTCTTAAATCATACACTGAGTATGAAGAAGAAGTATTAGCTAATAAAGAATTAGAGAAACAGAAAGTTATAGATTTAGAAGCTAAGAATAAATCTTATAAAGATGCAAATATTACTCAAATGATTGAGAGTGTTACTGACGCTCTTGACATTAATCAAAAAGACTTAAAACTTTTAATACCTGAATTTGATGATGATATATTCTTCAGTGATACAGATTGGTTTGACACTGATGCAACAGATGAAAGAGAATTTAATGAAAAGAAAATTGTTCCAATTCTTACAGACCAATTAGAGAAATTTATGGGAGACTTTAAATGGACTGAAAATATGATGGCAATAATGCAAGAAGATGATTATAAAGCATTTAGAGATAATATTATAGATACATTGTCAGGTTTTGGCATAGGCGGGATAAACATTAATACAGTTGAAAAAGCATTAAAAGCAATAGCAAAAAGGAATATAAATAAATAATAATGGCAACTTATAGTATAGACACAGCAACAGAAAGTCAATTAACAGGTCTTTCATTAAAGAAACCTGCGAGTGCTAAATTAGCTTTAGAAGAAATACAAACAGAAAAATTCTATACTACTTTAAAAAGTTATTATTCTTATAGGAACAGTAGTAATAAATTCTTGTCTATGGATAATGCAGACTTATTAGAATATTTTTATACAGATAGGTCTTGGAAAAATCATAATACTATAGGTCTTGGAATAGATGCGGCACAAGTATTTAATGAAGATAATCCTGAAAGATTAAAAGAATTTGCTTATATTCAACAAACTTATAATGCTCTTCCTTCTTGGTGGGACGACCCTAATAGAAGTTTTGGTGGTTGGTTAATTGATAATGGTGGAGCTATGGTCTTAGACCCTGTAAATTTAGTAGGTGTAGGAGTTGGTGGACAAGCGGCTAAACAAAGTTATAAAACAGCTTTAAAATTATCTTTAAAAGCTAAGATGTCTAAAGAAATTAATAAGAAGACTGTTGAAGAAGCGGCTAAGTTAGCTTCAAAAAAAGCATTAGGTAGAGCTATAAAAAAAGGAGCTTTAACTGAAGGTTATATTGGAACTATTGTAGCAGGTGGTCACGATGCCTTATTACAAGGAATAGCTCTTGAATCTGATATACAAGATGAATTTAGTTTAAAACAAGCAGGACTAGCTAGTGTTGCAGGTTTTGGATTTGGTTCAGTTTTTGGTGGAGCTTTTGCGGCAGGTTCATTTAAACTTACTAGCAAACTTTTACAAAATAAAACTGTAAAAAATATAAATGATTTTCACAAGTATGGTAGAAGCACTACAACAGGAAATAAATTATTTGAAGAAATTTTACCTGATTCATTAAAAGATTCAAAAGTTAAAAAACCTAAACTTAAAGATAGAACTAAAGAAGATATAGATAAATTAGATAGAGACAGTAGATTACACGGAGATACTGTAGAAAAAAGAATTAAGAATTTAAGAAAAGATATTGTCAGTACAGATAAACCACCTAAGCTAAAATTGAATATAACTAAATATGAAGCAGGTGGTTATAGAAAACATATCAAACAAAAAGTAATTGAAATGTCAGGGGAGTTAGGCACTGATAAAATAACTGTAAAACAGATGATTCAACGTGCTGTTGAGTTAGGTGCTGATAGAATTGGTTTAGAAAAAATGGCTAAGAGAATTGCTACTGACCCAGTATTCAAAGAACAGTTTGCATATATTATAGCTCACGCTGATGCTATTGGTAGAGAGTTTCAAGATATAAATAAACTTTCTTTAGAATTACATAGAACAGATTTAACTCCTAAAGAACGACAATTAATAATTGATGAACTTAATATAAGAGATAAAGCTGTTGAAGAGCCTTTAGATATTCAAAAACAAATGCAAGAAAATCTTGCTAGAGGACACTACGCAGGAAGAGTTATTAAAGTAGGGCAACGGGCTCAAGCATTAAAAATGAGACCTGAAGACCCTAAGATGAAAAAATTAAAATCTGATAACCCTGAAGAATATTGGAAAGCAGTAGCTATGCTTACTGATAATGACCAAATTATGTTAGCATTATCAAATGCTAGAAAAGCAGATGGTTGGGCTTTAGCGGCTGAGTATGTAAATAATAACTTATTGTCTTCTCCTGATACACATATTATTAATATAGTTTCAGGTTTAACACAAACACAATGGAAACCTTTTGTGATGATGTTAAGAGCGGCTAATATGTTACCTAAAGATAGACAAAAGGCTTTAACGATTGCTAGAGAGGCATTTCAAACTTATGTATATCAATATGCTATGTTAGGTCACGCTATAAAAAGAGCAGGTAAAAGTTTTTATTATGGTAGACCAATCCTTGATTCAGAACAAATGAAATGGGACGCTAATATTAGACAAGGACAATTACAAAGATGGATAAGTGAAACAGCAAAATTAGGAACTGAACCTTTAGGAGTAACTGGTAAAGTTATTCAATATGCTGTTGCTGAACCTATTGGTTTAGTGACAACATTACCTCTCCGTACTTTAGCGGCAGGTGATGAGTTTCTTAAAACTATGATGTTTAGAGCTAGAATGACATCAATTATTAATACAAGAATTTTAGAAGAAACAGGTGGTAATTTTAGTTTATTAAAAGGCGACCAGTTTAAACAATGGTATAAAACTAGATTTAAAGAAATACAAAAAGATTATTATGATGCAGATACAGGAAGAGCTAAACTAATTGGAGATAGAGTTGAAGACCAACTTAACTCTCCTTTGCACTATGCTAGAGAAGGTTCATATACACAAAAAGCAGGACAGATAAATCCACTTACAAATTTAAGAGAAAGTAAATTGACAGGTTGGGTACTTCGTAATGCTAATCAATATCAATGGACTAGAGTAATGGGTCTTCACTTTATTAATACACCTTCAAACTTATTACGTTGGAACGCACAACATTTACCTTTCTTAGGTAGATTTCAATTTCAAATGAGACATATGTTAGCTGAAGCTGATGCACCCGCTTTAGATGCAGGTGCTAGTACATTTAAAAAGATAACACAAAGTTTAAGTACAGGTAAAATAGGAAGAATAACTGCACCTATTAGAGGAACATTAGATACATTAAGTGGTGGTAGACTTGCTAAAACAAGATACCTTAATCCTGAAGCGGCGGCGGAAGCTAATGCTAGAATACAAGCAGGTTACTTAATATGGAGCACAGCAATCGCTATGGCTCAAGCAGGAAAATTTACTGGTGGTGGTTCAAGAGATTGGAGAGCTAATCAACAGAGAGAAGCGATGACAGGTTGGCAACCCTATTCTTATAAAGATGACAATGGCAGATATATTTCTTTAAATAGATTAGACCCTATCTTTATGCCCTTCTTTATAGCGGCAGATATGCACGAAAGATTAACTGAATATTTTAGATATAATGATAAGATGCCTGAAGCTATGCGAAGTCAAGAATTAGAATTAGGTTTAGGAGCGATTGCAACAGTAGTAAGAAATTTAACTTCTAAATTCTACACTAAAGGAATTTTAGAAACTGCTAATTTCTTAATGAGTGATGATGCTATACACCATAATAAACCTGAATATATGGGTATATCAGTATTTTCAAGAGCAATCTATAAATTTATGCCTTTATCAGGTGGACTTAGATATGCAGATAGAGTTAATGATGAATGGGAAAAAGATTTATGGACTTTTAGTGATAGAATGTCTCGTATATTTATGGCAGAAGATAGAGTTATGCCTAGAAGAAATATGTTAGGTGAAAAGATTGATAGAAAAAATGGTTGGTTATTTGGACTAGGTGGAGAAACAGGCTTATGGTCTACCCCTTTTGCTATGACTCAATGGAAAAATAAAACTATAGCTAATTTCTTTGATGGACGTGAATTTTCTTATAAAGCTCCACCTAAAAGAGGTTATGTAGATATTGGTGTTGATTTAAGAACCATTGAAAAAGATAATGGTCAAACAGCTTATGATAGATGGCTTGAAATAAAAACAGAGCTTACTATTAAATATAATGGAAAAGATTTAAAATTAAAAGAATATATAGAAGCACTTATTGAAGATAAAACAAGTCCTATGTGGAAAAGACCTACAGGTAAAAAAGAAACAGGTTATAAATATTTTACAACACAAAAAGGGTATGATTTTCAACAATCATATATTCTAACAGAGATAAGAAAATTTGAAAGAAATGCCTTTTGGAAAATGGTCAAAGAATTTCCAGTAATAGAGGCAACAGCTAAGAGTAATAATGCTCAATTACAAGAGGGTCTTAAAGAGGCTGAAAAAGCACTAATGATGCTTTCTCAATAAAGTACCCCTTTTAGAAGAGAAGAATGAATAAATACAAGGAAAATATAAATTATGGCTAACAGTTTTGTACGATATACAGGAAATGGTAGTACAACTGCTTATTCAGTCCCATTTAGTTATAGGGCTCAAGCAGATGTAGCAATTACCATTGATGGTGTCGCTACAACAGCTTATACTTGGGACGGAGCAGGAACAACAGTCACATTCACGACTGCACCTCTTAATTTAACAAGTGTTGAAATTAGACGTACAACTAGCCAAGCGGCAAGATTAGTAGATTATGCTGATGGCTCAGTATTAAAAGAAAATGATTTAGATACAGACTCTTTTCAAGGTTTCTATATGGGACAAGAAGCCATAGATGATGCCAATGACAGAATTAAATTAGATGCGGCGGACTTTCAATGGACTGCTCAAAGTAAAAGAATTAAAAGTGTAGCTGACCCTACGGCGGCTCAAGATG